ATGATGGCTCAACAGATGGGCGTGATGCCTGAACCAAAGATGGAGCCGATCTTTGTCTACGATGTAAAGATCCGCAAGGTTAAGAAGTTCGGTCAGGTCAGGATTGAGAACGTACCGCCCGAGGAGTTCATCATCTCCAAGAAGGCGCGGACTATTACAGACTCGCCCTTTTGCGCCCACAGGAAGCTCACAACCCGTTCTGAACTGATAGCGATGGGGTTTGATGCGGATGTGGTGGACAACCTGCCTACCTACCAAGATTTAGACTTCACGCCTGAGAGGGTGGCTCGTTACACGCAGGGTGAGCAGCCTATGGATCAGTCTGCCGCGATAGATAAAAGCATGGAAGAGGTTGAGACCTTTGAGTGCTACATTCGCACAGACTATGACGATGACGGGATTGCGGAGCTTCGTAAGGTTGTTTATGCGGGCAATGAGATCCTAGAGAACGAAGAGATAGACTACGTCCCCTTCTGTTCTGTCTGCCCAATTCCTATGCCGCACAAGTTCTTTGGTCACAGCCTTGCGGACAGGACGATGGACTTACAGCTTATCAAGTCCACTATTACCCGACAGATCCTAGACAACCTTTACCTCACGAACAACGCCCGAGTCATGGCGGTAGACGGGCAAGTAAACCTAGACGACCTGTTAACAGTTACACCTGGTGGTGTAGTTCGGGTGAAAAGCCCACAAGCGATACAGCAGTTGTCGGTCTCCCCTGTTGCGGGCCAGTCTTTCCCCATGCTGGAATACTTGGACAGGATTCAGGAGAAGCGCACAGGGATTACGGCGAACTCACAAGGCTTAGACCCTAACATCTTGCAGAACACGACTGCGGCGGCTGTGGCGGCTATGCAGAACGCTGCGGCTGGCAGAGTCGAGTTGGTTGCTAGGACATTTGCAGAAACAGGTGTCCGAGACCTTTTCCTGAATATCCTTCACCTAGTCGGTAAGTATCAAGATAAGGCCAGGATTGTGCGGCTGCAGGGCAAATATGTGTCCGTAGACCCGCGTGAGTGGAAGTCTCAGTACGATGTGTATATCAACGTGGGTTTAGGAACTGGTACAAGAGAGCAGCAGTTGACCATGCTGTCCATGATCCTTCAGAAACAGGAGCAGCTACTTGGCACACCCCTTGGTCAAGCGTTGGTTGGCATCGAACAGTATAGATCCGTCCTTGGCAGATTTATCGAAAGTGCTGGTTTTGCAGATTCGGCAGAGTTCTTCCGTGAGGTATCTCCAGAGCAACTCCAGCAGATGCAACAACAGAACGCTCCGCAGACAGATCCACAGGCCCAGGCACTAATGGCCCAAGTTCAGGCCCAGATCCAGTCAGAACAGGCCAGAGCGCAGTCAGAGATAGCAATACAGCAACAGAAGGCTCAGGCCGATATTCAACTCCAAAGAGAGAAAGCTGCGGCGGCTATTCAGCTAGAGCGTGAGAAGGCAGAGGCTAACTTGCAGTTGAAGATTGCGGAGTTCCAAGCTGAGAGTCAGATGAAGGCGGCTAAGGTTGGAGCGCAGATAAGCGGCAACGTACAAGTACCTGGGGACTTCTCAATTTGAATAACGCAGAGAGGGCGCAAGCCTACCTAAACGATGAGTTCTTCCAAGGCGTTGTGGAAAAGCAACGGCTGTTGTATATTAACAACATTGTTAACAGTAGCGCAGAGGATGTAGAGGGTAGGGAGATGAACTACCTAAAGCTGCGGGTACTGGATGAATTTATAGCGTCTTTTCAGACTATTGCGGATGACAAGCTAGTAGAGAAGAGGCGATTTAAGATTTTTTAGTAACTAAGGAGTAGTGAATGGACACCAACCCACAAGGGAGTGTTAAGACGGTTAGCGATGCGGCAAACGCATTTTTAGGGATGATGGAGCCAGAGGAGGCGCAAGCCCAACCCGAGGTTCAGGAAGAACTGGAAAGCGAAGTCGTAGAAGATGAGTACGAGGCTGAAGACTCTGCGGAGTACGATGCTGATGAAGTTCAAGAAGAGGAACCAACTCCCACCTACAAAGTAAAAGTAGGCAAGGACGAGCTTGATGTTCCCTTAGATGAGCTTCTTAAAGGTTACTCACGGACTGCTGACTACACACGCAAGACTCAGGAAATAGCAGAGACCCGCAAGGCGGTAGAAGCGGACAGGGCTAAGATTGAGGAAGCGGCAAGGCTCCGAGATACCTACGCACAGAGGTTGCAGGTGATTGAGCAGATGCTTAATCAGGACTCTGGCGAGGATCTAGCAACGCTGAAAGAGACTGACCCTATCGGCTATGCGGTGAAGGTTGCAGAGCAATCAGAGCGTGAGAAGCAATTAAACGCGGTGAGAGCAGAGCAACAACGGCTTGCCCAACAACAACAGGCAGAACAAAGCGAGAGGCTAAAAGCCCACCTTGCTGCGGAAGCCCAGAAGTTAGCTGAGGCAATTCCAGAGCTTTCTGACCCTGCGAAGGGCCAAGCAATCCGCACAGACATAAGGAACTATGCACAGAAGTTAGGATTCTCAGAGCAGGAACTGGCTCAGGTCTACGACTCTCGTGCGGTCACAGCACTCTATAAAGCGATGCAATACGACAAATTAGTATCTAACAAGGGTGAGGCCAGCAAGAAGGTTAGCCAAGCTCCTAGGATGCTCAAGCCTGGAACGTCTGTGCCAGAGGCAAGACAGAGTCAGGAAGTAAAAAACATGAGAGGCCGTCTCAAAAAGTCTGGAAGGGCTAAAGATGCGGCGGCTTTATTTGAACGATTCTTGTAAAGGAAATAAAAATGGCTGCAACCTTTTCAGCACATACCGTCATCGGTATTCGTGAAGACCTTAGCGATGTTATTTATGACATCTCCCCCCAAGACACTCCCATTATGTCGTCTATCGGCAAGTCCAAGGCTACCTCGGTTTATCACGAGTGGCAGACCGACTCCCTTGCTGCTTCCACGACTGCGAACGCCCTTGTAGAAGGTGCTGACGCTACGGATGCAACTGTATCGCCCACCACCCGTATTGGTAACTACACGCAGATCGTTGGTAAGACCATCCGCGTATCGGGAACCCTTGAGGCTGTAGACAAAGCTGGTCGTAAGTCTGAGAAGGCTTACCAGATGGCTAAAGCTGCGGCTGAGATGAAGCGCGACATCGAGACCATCATTACTGCCAACCAAGGTCAGTCTGCTGGTAACGCTACTACGGCTCGTACTATGGGTTCACTCCTGTCGTACATCAAGACCAACAGCTCTGTTAACGGTACATCCGTTACTGGTGTTGATCCTACAACGATTGGTGTTTCTACTCGTACAGACGGCACGACTCGTACATTTACTGAGGATCTCCTGAAGGAAGTTATTCAGGAAGTGTTTGTTTCGGGTGGTACGCCTACTCTTGCTGTTATGCGTCCTGCGCTTAAGCAGAAAGTTTCTGGCTTCCAGGGTAACTCTGCCTACCGCGTTAATACCGACAACTCGGTTGGCAATGTAACAGTCGTGGCAGGGGCCGATTTATATCAAAGCGACTTCGGAATTCTGAGTCTTATTCCTGATAGATTCCTCCGTTCTAGTGATCGTGAAGTTCTGATCCTTGATCCTGAGTTTGCTGCCCTTGCTTACCTCCGTCCATTTGCCACAAAAGACCTGGCAATCAACGGTGATAGCGAGCGTTCACAGCTTATCGCTGAACTCACGCTGGAAGTTCGTAACGAAGCTGCCCACGGTATCGTGGCCGACCTCAACACGAACTAAACTGCTGTAAAATGGGGGGTGGGTAACTGCCCCCCTATTTAGGAGTTATATGCCTAAGTTATTCTCGCAAGACCTGGACACCCAAACGGTACAGATTGCACACGATGACGGAGAAGGCGGTCTTATCTTAGAGACCAAACAAAACGTAAAGCCTTTTCTGGAACAAAACAAAGCCTCCTACGCTCGGATCGATGAGAGGGCAAGATGGGGCGAGTTCACACATATTGCGAGTATTCCCTTTGCTGTTATACAACAGTTAAACAAAGAGGGGATACTAAAAGGGTTTCACATAGTCGAGCCTAAGAAGTTAAAGGCTTGGTTAAACGACTCTGACAATCGCTTTTTTAGAACTCGACCTGGGAGGATTTAATGCGGGTAGCTATATGTATCCCTTCACGCGGGGATATGATGATGGGGACGGCGTTTGACCTAGCAACGATGTGCGGATACGACTCTCGATTTAGGGATGGCACACAGGCTATTTATACGGTTGCGGGTACGCTTATATTTGACCAACGTAACAAACTCGCAGAAGTGGCGTTAAACGAGGGTGCAGATTATATCCTCTGGGTGGACGCAGATATGCGGTTTCCTAAGAACACGATAGAGAGGTTGCTGGCTCACGATAAGGACATTGTGGGCGTAAACGCTACCACTCGGAATTACCCTGTAAGCCCTACCGCAAAGCACCTAGAGTGCGACTTTGAGCAGAACAGTTCTACTTGGATTCCTGTGAACTCCAAAGGCAAGACTGGAATCGAGAAGGTGGCTGCGATAGGTTGCGGGGTGATGCTATGCAAAGCAGAAGTCTTTAAGAAAACGCCTCAACCTTGGTTCTGGTTTCACAAGTTGAAGTCAGACAAGATACTAGGTGAGGATGTCCACTTTTGCATTGCGGCTCACGATGCTGGATTTGAGACTTGGGTGGATCATGGCCTAAGTAACGAGATAGGCCACATAGGACAGTACACTTACTCATGGCAGGATATAAACAATGGCTCTGACCAACTACGCAGACCTGAAAACAACGGTCGCAAATTATCTGGGAAGAAGCGATCTAACAAGCGCAATTCCTGACTTTATTACGCTGGCAGAGATTCGTCTTGCCAGACAGTTACGACTGCGGCAGATGCTTGAAACTGCCACCTTGCCCACCACGGGCGGGACTTCTACGATTACCCTTCCTGCCGACTTCTTGTCCATTCGTGACATCTATATCGACCAAAATCCACGAAGAAGCCTATCCTACCTATCGCCCTCTGCTTTTACTCGCGATGCAAGAGCTGCGGAGTCGGGCCTTCCTGTGTTCTATACCCAGAAGTCTGACCAAATAGAGTTTGCCCCTATCCCAGACACAAACTACTCGGTGAAGATGTTGTATTACGCAAAGCCCGCTGTCCTTACCGACTCCAATACCACAAATGTGTTTATGACGGTCTGCCCAGATGCGCTTATCTACGGAGCCTTGATAGAGGCAGAGCCTTACCTTATGAACGATGCGCGTATGGTGGTATGGACGCAGATGTATAGCAACGCGGTGCAAAGTCTTGCGGAGTCGGATAACACCTCAGAGTACGCAGGTGTTCCCCTTACTATGTCTGTGACCTCACGATAATGACTATCAGCAAGGTTACTTTCACAGAGTGGCTTCCTGACCAACCTGGTGTTGTTGGAGCCTTAACAAACG